AACTATGAGTATGACACCCTATGAAATCCGCCTAGAATTACTTAAAATGGCGAAAGATATGTTGACCGATGATTTTCATTCAAAACGTCAAACACTATCAGAGGCATGGCACACGGAGATTGAGGCCGCAAAAATTGCAGGCACAGCAGCTCCAGGTGTACCAGTAATGCCAAACTACCCCACAGAGAACGACATTATTTCTAAGGCCCAAGTCTTAAACGATTTTGTATCTCAAACACCGACCCCACACGTAGAAGTAAAAACGAAGAAAGCACATTCGTAATTGTGGGTGAGAGGCTTCGGCCTCTTTCATTTCAAGGAGAAAAAATGAAGTTTCTAAACAAGACTTTATTCATTATTCTTTCACTAGCACTTATAACAACAAACGCAAAACCGTCACCTTCTTTAACAGAAGCAGTTAAGGAAAATTTCAATAAACAAGTGCTTTGCATGGCAAAGAATTTATACTATGAAGCCGCTATGGAACCTTATGAGGGTAAATTAGCCGTAGCACAAGTTGTAATGAATAGGACACAAAACAAAAACTTTCCATCAGATATCTGTGGAGTAGTTTATCAGAAGACAGGTGAGACCTGCCAATTTACATGGACTTGTGAGAAGTCTTATGCCGTGCGTAATGAATATGCATGGGAAGAATCGGTATTGATTGCTCGTAAGGCACTTACGGAAGGTGTATTACATAAAGAGATAGCCAAAGCAAAGATTATATTCTACCACGCTACATATGTCCACCCTGGTTGGTCCAATATACATCCATTTAAAACCATTGGTAATCATATCTTTTACGCCAAAGGTTGACACGGCATCTAGATTATGTTACAATATTATTTTATGAGTGAGAATTATGCCAACAAAGAATGAAATTGCCGAATTTAGTGATACGATTGCAGCTGAATCTGAATTGTGGAAACTAACAATCATGGATACAGTTGTAGCACATTGTGAGAATTCAGGAATGGAAGTGGATGTTGCATCCACTCTCCTATCATCCGCACTTAAAGCCAAGATACGTGAAGAAGCACAAGAACTCAACCTATTGAAGAAGACTGCCAAACTACCGATATGAATGATGAGAACACAGGCTTTGCGGCCTTTTCTTTATATAATGCCTTACATTTGCACTTTACTTCGAACAGTTATGATTACTTTAAATACAACGGGAAAACCAATGTATCTAAAGACTCATTCTCAAGGCGTAAAGATAAATGGCATTTTTACAGGTTGAGCCGTAGATATGGAATTGATGAACTACGGGAGTTTTATGTTGCCAATTTCGTTGCTTCTGATATTAGGTGGGTTGGTGATATATCAGGTCCCGAAGGTGAAGACACATACAAGAAATGGCAGAAAAGAAACCAAAGCTTGACTTATAACTTTGAACAAGATATAATACACCTATTCGAAACAGAGAATTGGTTGAAAGTAAACAATGGTCAACATCCATATCTACTTGAAGAAGCAATGAAGAAAGGTATCGAAATCGAGACCTTATGTATTCTGAATGATATTATGAAATTCTTTCCAATGTGGTCGGAAAAGATTTCAGACGATATCATTTGGCCAGGATACAAATTGAAGTGTGAGAGATATACACCTTTCATTAATTATGATAGAGAAAAGTTTAAGACAATTTTGAAAGAAGCAGTTAAAGAATATGCCTAAGATTGATAAAATTTACCTAGACATGGATGGTGTCATCTGTGATTTTGATAAGAGATATGAAGAATTGTATGGTTATAATCCACACAAGGTTAAAGATAAGAATCGTTGGAAAGAAAACTTTGACGATTTCATTAAAACAAGACAGTTTGCCACTTTAGATTTAATGCCTGGTGCTATGACCTTGTTACATGGATTGGCCATGTCAGGTGTACCAGTAGAGATTCTATCATCATCAGCAAGAGAAGATGTGGCCAAAGAAATTTCTGAACAGAAAGAAGAATGGTTGAAGAAATACCACATTGATTTCCCACGCAACTTCCCGCCAGGTAAGAAGTATAAGTACAAGTATGCTGCACCATCGTATTTGATTATTGATGATACACTATCAGTTATTGAAGATTGGAAAGAGGCTGGTGGTCCTGCAATTCACTTTAAGAATGTGAAAGATACAATGGCTATGTTAAAATTTTATTTGTTAGGAGAAAAATGAAAAACTTTGCTGTGATAGTTGATTCTGATTATGGTAAATTCGTTATGAATAAGAACGATGACTACCAACCAGAGATGATTGAAACCCGTAAGCCACACATTAACGTTGAAGTGGACTTTATGATTGCGGTAATGAAGATGTTACCTGCTGATTCGGTTGTAGTAGATATTGGTGGAAACATTGGACTGTTTTCAGTACCAATGGCCGTTATGTTAACACAAAAGAATGGTAAGGTGTATTCATTCGAAGCACAAAGAATTATCTCTTATATGTTGACCTCTAATGTGGTTATCAACAATCTAACCAACCTGTACACCTATAACATGGCCGTATCAGACGTAGACAATGAGTGGTTGAACATACCACAGATTGATTATGAAGCATCACAAGACTTTGGTGGTATTACATTTAAAGATGCTGATACAGATACATCTAAGTTCTTTATTGGTAAAGATAAAGTAAGAACAATCAAGGTAGATTCTATTGGCCTTGATAGAGTGGATTTAATTAAGATTGATGTAGAAGGCATGGAAACTAGAGTACTTGCCGGTGCAGCCAAAACAATTAAGAAATATCAACCTCTGATATACATTGAGTACCATATGGATCCAAGTTTATCTGAAGTGATGAAAGGTTTGGGGTATAGATTGTTTGTAGTGGATTCTCAGAATTGGTTCTGTGTACCTGCTGGCAAAGAATCATTTATACCGCAAAATTTGCGTGAAGTCTGACTTAATTTCACCTAAATATATTATATTATGCATACTGTGGACAAGTTAAAATATTCCGTTTATATTCCGTTATACAAGAAAGGTTAATTATGGATTTTTCCAAAATGAAAAAGAGTTCAGGCAATCTGGACAAACTAGCAAAAGCCGTTGAAGCTCTCAATGCTTCGTCAACAGACGGTTCATCCGAAAAAGAATTATACTGGCGTCCAGAAGTGGACAAAGCTGGCAATGGTATGGCAACGATTCGTTTCTTACCTGCCTCAGCAGCCGATGGTGAAGATGCATTACCATGGGTTAAAGTATTCTCTCACGGTTTCCAGGGACCTGGTGGTTGGTTAATCGACAACTGTTTGACAACCAAGAACCAACAATGTCCTGTTTGTGAACACAATAACAAACTATGGAACTCTGGCATCGAAGCCAACAAAGAAATCGTTCGTAAACAAAAGCGTAAGTTAAACTATATTGCTAACGTTTATATCGTTTCTGATCCTAAGCACCCCGAAAACGAAGGTCAAGTTAAGTTGTTCAAGTTCGGTAAGAAAATCTTTGATAAGATTACTGAAGCAATGAACCCTCAATTTGAAGATGAGACACCAATCAACCCGTTTGATTTGTGGAAAGGTGCTAACTTCAAACTGAAGATTCGTAAAGTTGAAGGTTACCAAAACTATGACAAGTCCGAATTCGAATCACAATCACCATTGAGTGATGATGACGAGAAGTTGGAAAAGATTTGGAAAGCCGAACACTCATTGGCAGGTCTTACTGCTGATAAAGAGTTCAAGTCCTATGATGACTTAAAGAATCGTCTGGAAAAGGTCCTAGGTTTGAATGGTGACGTTCCTGTTACTAAGACTACAGTAGAAACTATCAAAGAGCAGGCTCGTATTGCTCCTAAGAAAGTTGCTGAACCTGAGGTTACTGAAGATGATGATGACATGGCATACTTTGCCAAGTTGGCTGAAGACTGATTTAGTCCTCCAATATTATGATTATAGATAAAATCAATTAGATTTTGATGTGAAATTGTGATAAACTATGATAAGTAATCCATGTGGTTGCTTATCATTTTTTACAAGGAGTTATAATGAGTGTTACACTAAAAAATCTTGAAAGTGCATTGGCCGGTGAGTCGATGGCACATATCAAGTACAGATACTTTGCCAAGATTGCAAGGGAAGAAGGATTCGAAGATGTTGCTAAACACTTTGAACATACAGCAGACCAAGAAATCAAACACGCATGGGGTCACCTAGAGTTGTTGATTGGTAAACCAAGTACTAAAGAGTGTTTGGAAAAGGCAATTGAAGGTGAAACATATGAGTTCACACAAATGTATCCACAGTTTCAAGCAATTGCTGAAAGTGAAGGTAACATTGAAGCAGTAAAAGAAGCCGAAGAACAAATCACCGAGAGTAAAGAACACGCTCGTGAGTTTATTGAAATACTAGAGAAAGCAGAAGCAAGATTTGCAGCTCTGGCAAAAGTAGAGAAACGTCACGCTGAAGCATATACTAAAGTATTGGAGGCTCTATGAACGAAACTCATGTATGCATTGTATGCGGTCACGAACACGATGAGGAAGTAGAAGGTAAGTGGGAAGATTTGCCTGAAGATTTTACTTGTCCAGAATGTGGCGTAGGTAAGGAAGACTACGAAGTAATTTAAAACTCTTTCTTTTTAAGTGTCTTCTGGAGAGTTTTTACCCCGCCTAGTGCGGGGTTTTTTATACCCCTCGTAAACTTTGTTTCTGTACCTTCATTAGAGAATCATCGTCATTACGTACAGCAGTCTCACCAATTGCTGATGATTGTGCTGTA